TTAAGACACAGCTTTATATTCATTCTGATAGTACCATTCCAGGATGGCTACGCCATCAGCCCATGATAACTTGCCATTTGAGGCGACTTGGGCTACGAAAATGGAAAGATTATGAAGGAAGGCGCTTTTGATGTCGCCATCCAAACTTTGCAGAACTTTTACCGTGCATGCTGTAATTTGCCGCGGATCTGTTAGCCCGGCGCAGCTATCGGCCAGCTTTAGCTCGGTTAATATTACGGGCAGCTTCGCCCGCAGCCAACTTTTAACGTCATCGTCAATATCACCCGGTATCAGCGCCGTTAATATGTCGGCCGCAGGCGAATCCACAAAGCTTTTGACGTTTTCTATTACGACTACGCCTATGTGTATGGCCGTTTTCATTTCGGCCGGGAAGCCGTTAAACAGGGTTTCGATCTCGCCCCAAATTTTGGTTATGATAGTTTTTATGCTCATGATTATTATTTAATTTTTGATTTCACCGATTAGCTTGGGGTGATTACACCGATTGATCGGGAATGATTTCACCGATCCTTCAATTGTTTGGCCATCGTCAGCGGCTGGTTACCTGCCAGCTTAATTTCGTCCACTTCTTTTTGAAGAAGGGCGACGTTGTCTTCCAGTATTTTGAGGCGGATGTTGTTTATCCGCGTATCAGTGGCCTGGCTTGTTTTTATCTCTCTTATGTCGGTTTTCAGGCCGAAATAAGTTGTCATTACCGATGCGACGATACTGGCCGTGCTCACAACCGTGACCACGAGGTTCCTGATGGTTATGCCTCTAAGTTCCCTATGTTCGATAGCTGTCATGGCGAATAATCTGTAACGCTTATGCTGATAGAAATAATTGGCTTTCTTCCTTACGGCGCTGTACCAGCGTATTGCATACCACTTTTTCGCCGGTTGCCGGATCGGTAATTTTATCCCAGGCCAGGAAATGCGCGGCTGCGCTGTCATAATCCTTTTCGTTCAGTTTACCCAACAGGGACGACCCCTCCAATGCGCCGGTACCCTCGTTATATGTAAAGGACATTAATGCGTCGAACTGGTTTTGGGTTAGCGGCACCTTGACGGACTGATTTACCGCCTGCTCATACTGGGCCAGAGTATTGCGGAACAGCGCGTCGGCCTGGGCCTCATTCGCGAGCTTATCGCCGGGTTTTACGCGCTTGCCATCGTGATAGCGTGTGGAACCGTAACCGATGGTCCATACGCCGGCTGCGTCGCGATAGGCCGCTAACCGCAGCCCTTCGAAGTTTTTGATGATCTTAAATCCGTTTTCGCTTAGTTGCATATTGTTAGCTTAATGGTTAACCGGCCGGGGTAACTGTTTTGGCCGGGGTGAAGAAATTTTTAGCGAGATACGAGAGGCCAGCCGCCAGGGCAACGCCGCCGATCGTTTTCCAATTGAATGTTAACGCCCCGGTTTGCAGGCTGCTTTGGGCGGCTGAAATGACCGCGCCGCCAACGGCCACTAAAAGGCCCTTGCCAAGGTCCTTCAAATCGAGTGAAAATAATGATGATGTTTGCATGTGTTGGTTATGATTTTATAGTATGTCCTCAAACGACATTTGTGATCAGTTTATCGATTGCATTATCGTTTTGCTTTTTAAGTTAATAAAGAACAATAAGCTGCTTTTGCAAATGCGTTTCATTACCAATATTATTTAGTTACCATATTCAATAGTTTATATTGTTTGTTAATTAGTAAAGCCTATTTTAGCCCTAGATGCAAAGGAGCCATGAACCACCGAAATTAGATTACGTCGACTCGTTAAGAGGGGTAGCTGTTATAATGGTTGTCGTTTTTCATTCTTCTCAACACGTGTTCGGACTTGGGCCGTTTGTTTATTTCGTCTTAGAGTTTCTAAAATATGGAGTCCAATTGTTTTTCCTCCTATCAGCGTTTACCTTGTGCTTATCGATGACGGAGCGACATGATGGCCCTCTCAACTTTTACATTCGTAGGTTCTTTCGTATCGCTCCGCTTTATTATTTCGCTATTCTTTTTTATTGGTTAATTGGCTGGGCTCATTGGCCGTTAGAAAGCTATTTCTACAATGTGTTATTTATTCATGGCCTCATACCTTCTGCTAATAATGGCATAGTTCCCGGTGGGTGGTCAATAGGCACAGAAATGTTATTTTATCTCGTCTTCCCTCTTATTTTCACCTTTTACGGCCGCATAGGAGAGCGGAAATTGTATTATGCTATACCGATAAGCGGGCTTTTAATTACATCCATTTGCATCTATGTTCTCAAATTAAATCAGGGACATCTTGCACAATTCTGGTATTACAACATTATTAATCAATTCCCTATTTTCTTACTTGGAGCATCATTGTTCTTTTCGAGAATTAATGTTTCAAATGCATACAGTTTGTTGGCATGGATACTTTTATCTTGTTTTGCTATCATACTTCCCAAATTTTTGAAAAATGATATTACCTTTTGTAATTTTCTCGCTGGGTTATCATTTGTGTTCTTGTTTATGCTATTCAAAAACATTCGCATTCTGAACAATCGCATAATTTCACGCATCGGACAACTGTCTTTTTCAATTTATATTTTTCACTTTGTATTCCTGTCATTGGTTGCAAATATTATAAACAAAGTAATCATCCATCCCCGTATTGCATTCATCGTGTGTTCCATTTTGGTATTATCCGCAACTATTGCGGTCGCATATCTTTCAGAGTTATACATAGAGAAACCCGGCAGGAATTTAGGAAAGTCGATCATTGCGATAATTAAACGATCTTGGACTTCTTCTATCCGGGTTTAAACTAACATCAACCCTATTGCTCCTTTATTGCTCTATGTCTACCTGGGGAAAATGACAAATTAGGATTCATTAGGTTTCTAATTATAGTTGTTGAATACGCGCCCCGCAATCGTATGTTATACTGCCGGAACTCGTGGTTAATGTTGCCAAGACCGTTATAGTTGTTCCATTTTTACAGCGTATATCCATTGTTGGAAAACTTGAATTTCCTGTTGTGGATAATCCTGGTACCGTTATACCCTGATTGTAAAAAGGCCTTGTTTGGGATATGTTATTTTCATCTGTGTAAACAACTTGAAGTTGGATTACATCGGCTGAAATGGCTGTGATATTTATATAACCACCTATTCTGAAATAAGCTGTCGATGCGGCTACTGTAAACGTGGCAATCGTTTTATTGGCTGTCTGCGCGGTAAAGTCCCCTTGTGCGACGAATACAGTATTAGACGAGTAACTCCAATTACCAGACGTGTCGCTTTGCACATTCTGCCCGGATGCAGTGGGTAGGGCAGCTGGCAGCACAACAGTTCCAGCGGCGACAGGAGCGGCTTTAAGAAGTGTTTGCCCTGATGTGCTACCATTTAACTGTGTATTCCCAAATACACTTATTCCAGCGTTAAATTGCATTAAAGAATAAATCCACAATTGATTAACTATATACTCATGGGTTATCATTCCATTGCTAGTATAGGTAGTTGTATCATTACCTGTAGCGGTTGTCGAAGTAAAAGTTGTATTAAAGGGTTGATAACAGATGATTGTAACATTCCACCCTATATCTATACTTGATGATAAATTGATTAACCTAAATTTTATGTACCCAGACCCATCTCCTGGATTTGTATAATAAGCTTGCAAGCGAGTTGTCTGCGAAGCATTACTGCCTAACCCCATCAGCTTCACTGGATTTATATTTTGCCAGATGCCATTATTAGCCCAATAATTTAAGCAGACATCGTATTCCATCATAGCTCCATTAAAGCCAACGGTTGTACCGCCTGTCGCATCACATGCGACAATTACTTTTATAAATACTTCGTTTATATTCCAACCCCCACCTATGTTTCCAGGGTCATTTACTTTTCCTATTTCTACATAGTCTCCGACGCCTGCAGTATTTACACGAGATACCCTAAAAACGGATGCAATCCCTAAGTTCTTCTGAGCTGTAGTTGAATTTGAGACGTCCGACAAATTATTCCCAGGCAACAAAACATTTGCCCATTGCGTATTTCCATCTGTCCCGTCAATTTTAGAGAGTACCTGGCCGGCTGTGCCGCCGGTGGGTATTTTGAACAAGGCGGTAATTTGCGCCTGGAGCTTGCCGATGGACTGCAAAATGGTATCCGTGGCCAGCACAGCAGTTGCGGTGGAAAAACCGATCCCGGTTAAGATGGCTGCTAATACTCGGGCCGCTGAGAAATACAGGTTAGACGTGCCTTCGTTTAAGTTATCAGTGGTTTTGTTGAAATTGCCACTGCCATTCAACCCTGCATATCCATTGCCCGCATCTTTATTTGCCGTATTTTCCTTCGCATTTAAAGCTGAATTTAACGAAGCGTTGTCGCTTGGGCTGCCGCCAAGGGCTGCGAACGTGCTGGCGGGAATATTTTCGGTGGTTACCCACGAAGCATGATCGCTGTCCCAAATATATTCCTGGTCGTTTGGCGAACCAACGACGATGGCATAATCGCCATCGCTGCCGACCGGGATAGCCGTTTGCAGCGCCGACAAAGAGCTATATTTACCCTGGTAGTGTTTGGTTAATGACGCGAGCTTGGTTTTTTCGGCGCCGGTATAGTCGTTGCTGCTTAAACCGAAGCCGGTTACCTTGTCGACTTTTCCGCTTAACGCAGAAGCCATATTTGTATTATCGGAAGGCTGCCCGGTAAGATTTTCAAAAGAATTGTCTTCCCAAATGGTATTAAAATCGGTGCCGTCGGCCTTTGCGAGTATTTGCCCAGCCGCACCTCCGCCGGGCAACCCTGATCCGATCAATGAAATGCCGGCACCCCAAATACCGGCAGCTTTAGGGCCGAATAGCTTGTACGTGGTGGTATTTATATAAAAATTACCGTTTACGCCTGTGGCGCTGTTTGAAGGATCGACCGTGCCAAATAGAATTGTATTGCCATCGACACCATCGGTTCCGTTTGTTCCGACCGTTCCCTGCGGCCCCTGGGGCCCGGTCGCCATTGAGAATACCTGCGACCAGGCCCCTGCAGTTTTTTGATAAAATATACCGGTTAACGTATTAATATAGCTGTCGGAGTTTTTGCCTATTGACGTTCCGGGCATGCCGGCGCCGTAGAGCAATGTGCCATCGGCGCCGTTAGCCGCAGGGAGCGTATAGACGACCGTCCAGGTACCTGCGATCTTTTGGGCAAACGAGCCTGCGGATGTATTTACAAAAACATCACCATTGCTGCCGGTCGTATTTTGAGGCAATATTGTGCCGAACGAGATGTTGGCACCAATAGTAAGATTGGCCTCCAGAAACTGTAGCAGCAGCGTAAATGTGTATTGATAGTCAGTGCCATTGTCAACCAGTACCGAAATATCGGATGCGCTGATGGCCGTGGCTATAGGTAATTCGCTTATTTTTTTATCAGACATAATAGCCCCCTCTAAATCTCCCCCGGTAGGGGAGACTTTTTGTTTGTTATTTAGATTTAGTTTAAGAATTCGGTGATCGGCAGGTAGCCGTCAGAACCAACAGGGCCGTAACCTGACGGGTAGTTGAAATTTGTGCGGTCGATGCTTCGTATCCGCGGACCGGCTTGCCTGCTGCTTTTGTTTTTCGGGTTATATTGCCAAAGCGGGAAATCCTGTTTGTTATCCCAAAGGAATTTTTCGACTTCGTTGGCGTGAGCATTGGCTACGCTACGCTGCTGCTGAACCAGTTTTACGATATCTTTCGGGGCAACCGGGTCGCCGTTATCGTGGTGCTTTACAACCGGCCCGGTTGCTGTGTAGTGGACGGCATCGGCTTCGATGAACCTAGCAAACGTGAAGTAAACCAACGTGGGCAACAAGCCTTCGTATAACACGATGTGGCCATAATTATCCAGGTATTCGCTGCCGTTCAACAGATCCTTGTATGGCTGCGGCGCGGTATCCTGGATGGTTCCATCAGCATTGAAATTTTGAATAAAATCGTAATACAAAGCGTGGCCCAAAAAAGGTTTAAGATCGAGATCCTGCGCTTTCCTGATAAAAACGTTCAAACGTTCCGGTTTTATATTTACCGGGATGTCTTCGAAATTTTGGAATGTAGTTGGGTTTATTAGATAGATCGTGTTCATGGAGCCCCCTCTAAATCTCCCCCGGTAGGGGAGACTTTTTGTTGTTGGTTAAAAATAAGACGTTATTTGGCGCTGCGCATAGCCTGCGCTTCGGATTGCAGCCCCCTCTAAATCTCCTCCGCCAGCTGGCAGAGAGACTTTTTTATTGTTGATTAGCCATATTGCACATAGCTTGCGCTTCGGCGTTTTTAAAGCCGTAGGCGTAAACCAGCGTGGCTATTTTCGTTTCGGCAGGGAGATCGGCTAAGAGTAACTGGTTTATGCTGTTGCCTGCTTTTATCCCTGCATTATCATCGGCGACATTGGCCGGGACCTGCTGAATATTCCAGTTATCGCCGGGATTGACATTTAAATAAAAATGGCTGAATATTTCGGCAAATGTCTCTGACAGGTCCAGCCTGTCGGGCGCCGTATTATCATTGAACTCGCTAATTGCCTGTTTCTTTTCTCCGCCATTGCTAAGGCCGGAAGATTTTTCGGCATTGATCAATTCTTTGGGAACCGAGAAGCCTTTGATGATGCGCGCCTCGACCGACTTCTCAGTAGTTTCGAACAGCTTGTCGTTATTTTGAATTGCATAAGGCTGAAACTGCGGTTTTGACGTCTCGTCATCATATTCTATAATGATGATCTTTTGTGCACTTTTTGTACCCTGGAACAAACCGAGGTCCTTTTCCAACTGCGACGGCAAATTGCTGCCAGGCAGTTTGTTATTGTCGGGGTTGGTGTTGTCTGCTTCTTCTCTTCGTGACGAACTTGTTATATACCGGCAAAGATTTGGCGTGATCGCCTGCCCTGATGCGGAAATATCGTCCATCCCCTTCGCGGTACCTGGATGCTTTAACCATAAATTCGTTTGCCATAAATAATGCCTGATTTACATAAGATTCGTTATCCGATGTGTACTGGTCAAAATCTGTTTTAAAGAGAAATTCCAGGTAAATAGAAAAACTATTATCGACTGAACCATTAACCTGGGCCGATATATCGATCGGCTGCAACGGATACATGAACACGCAGGGAAAAGATGCGTCGTCAGCCATCTGATTGAGCTCGTTTACGGTGCCATAAACAAACGCTGGGTTATAGGTTAAGGTTTGTACAATGGCTTCGATTTGATTGCGTATGGGCATTTGATTTACGATTTAAGTTTACGATTGGAGTTAGTTATTGGTATTCAACAGCTCGCTGTATTTTTTCTGATAGTCTGCCTCCGTTTTATTTAACAAAAGCTTGGTGAGTACACGCTCATAGGGCATATTTAATATTTCGGACCATTTGGTGATATCACCGCCAGCGAGGGAATTTATAGTATTGATATATTTAAACTTCCCGAACGATTGTATCCCGGCTTTTTTCTCCAACGCAGTAGGAGACGCCGAAAGAAGGCTGTTCTCTGTTTCGATAAGTTGGGATAACAAGTAAAAAAATGTTTGGCTATGGGCAGCGCCTCCGTTACCCTCAATTTCTTTATCTGATTGCAAAATTCTTCGGCGTCATATTCATTATATTTTTTACCGGTGGCGCGACAGAAAAAGTAATGTGCGAGCACCTGGCAGCAAGCTTTTAAAGACGGATTGAAATTTTGCTGCCAATTTTCGGTTCCGTATTGCTGTATGTGCCCGTTTATTTCGTCGGATATTATTTCCCTCGCGGCCATAAATGCGCCCGCAGGTTCGATGGACAAGTTTTGAATAACGTCTATTGTTTTACCCATCGGCAAAGTAATTTTCTTTGGCACTGCGTCGCTGTTGTAGAGTTGATCGATTTGCTGAGATACCAACAGGACGTGTTCGCCGAAAACCTGTAAATCGTCCATGCTGCGTACATGATTTAATTGCCACACAGGCAAGCCGGAAAGAATACTGATAGCTTCGAGGTCATTTAGATCAGGCTTCTCCTGAATATCCATTAACTGACCGAGGGACATCTCGGATAAATCGCCGGGTATTTTTATTTTGAGCTTTCCGTACGTTGTTTTCAATGTTTTTTCTATCATGTGTTTTAGTTTATGTCAGCGTTGTCATTTTAGAAAATGTACTATTGCAAAGTCGTAGCCGGGCTGACCGCTGTACGGCAATTTGCTTGTAAGAGGCTTTGATCTGTCGATCTTTAACTTATTTAAAGCAACGTACCGTAATGGATCTATAAGGTGATTCCATTTATCGAGTGGAACATTCAAATTCCGGCCGGATGCGTCTGTTTTCCATTTATAACGGCTAAGCTCATTGCGCAGGTTGACACTGTTATCCGTCACATTAAGACGATATCGCTTCAAAATATCAATAGAGTTTATGATACTATCGGCGCCTTTTTTAGCTCCGGTGACATACCATCCGAGCCTGCGCAGCTCCTCGATCGATTTCGGCTCGGCGCTATCGGCTATTATCTCTGTATGCCTGCTAACCCCTGCCGCTACAAGCTTTATGGATATATCAGGATTTGTAAGTCCTGTTTCATATAAAACTTCATCGATCCATAGTTCGCCGTTTTGACGATACACCAATACACAACCCGTTTCGTCGTTTGTAAATCCAAAATCTAACCCGGCCGCAATTAGCTTAGCGCCGGAAGGAACAGCAGGACAAATATGCCAGTTATTTAAAATCAACCCGGTTATTTTACCGGTTAGTCCACGCGCATATACACGCCATCGTTCCAGATCAGTGTTTTTCAGCGCTTCGAGCACAAGCCTTGATTTATCGGATAAAAAAGGATTATGCCGATGATCCGAGATAATAAGCTGCACACCTTCCTGGCCCACTAAATTATCGTGCGCCCAAAACGCGCAGGTAGGATTAAAATCAATATAAACCTGATTTTTCGTTCGCAGGGCTAACTCTAAATACACCTCCCAAGTTATACCATCAGCTTCATTTACAAATAAATAGTCGCGTTTTCCAGATTTTGCATCTTGCGCGTTCCCATAACTCTTAAACTCGATGACGGAACCGTTGCGAAACTCAAATATCCTGTCGGTTTTATTATAGCTTTTTATTAATGCTTTTAATGCTTCAGAAGAATCATATATCTTTAATGCATCGCGCAATACGCCCGACTTAAGATTTGGTATATCCTGTCCTACAACGGTAATAACCTGCTTGCCGCTTTGGCAAGCCCTGCAAAACAAAACCTGCATAATGGCATAGGTTTTTCCTGAGCTTGAACCTCCCTGATTGATTGTGATATTGGCAATAGAGTTGTAATTCTCCTTAAATAATACTGTAGCTGCCAATTCTTTAAACATTAGTATACGTTATAGTTGTTATAAGCCGGCCAGATGATTTAGCATGATGTTGCATAGCGACCGATATAAAAGTTGAGTGATTAAACTTAATTGTATATTTAAAAAAGATTTTCTGCGGTTATGAAAAAATGTTTCCCGGCAGCTATTCTTTTCTTTTTTCTTTTTTTAATTGCTTGTAAAAAGCAGTCTTCGACCCCTTTTGAAAATTCAAAAACATTGATAGTTGGTAAATGGTATGTAAAATCGTTTACCTCCCGCTTATTTTATAATGACATTGAAGTTGATTCGACGTTTCAAAAAAGTTTTACCAATGCCGATTTTGCCCAATATTTTAGTGACGGAAGCGGCGTAAAATCGACCAACGCATCACCTGCGCCAAATCTTAGTATATTTAGGTACACGATAAACGGCGCCAATTTAAGCCTGATCAACGCCACAGACGGCTCTGTTACCCCCGAAATTATTACGCAATTGACCGCGACAAACTTTTCCTTCAATGTTGAGCGGTTGATAGCCGACCCGACAGCCGGGAGAGTTTATACGGCTAAAGATCATTACGATTTTACAAAGTGACGTCGCGCTCGCTTGCCGCAAGGTCCGGGCCTGATTTAAAGATGTTCATTTTTAAGTCGGTAACGACGTTGCAGTCCAAAACTTTTTCTTTTTTGTTATCCCATCCCCTATTTTTGAGCGCGAAGATGGCACCCGCCGATGACGAAAGGTGAAGCTTTTTTTCATAAACTGATTCAACGCGAAGGCTGCCTTTTTTTAGCGAACTTGCAAAACGCCCCTTTTGCTCATATTCATTAAAAGCCTGAACGCTGTTAAAACCGAGAAAAAAAGCCAGCCCGGCGATGGTGGCCGGCTCGGGTTCGCGATCCCATATTTTTTGCTCCGCCTGTTTAGATGCGCCCGCTTTGTCGATGTGATACTCGCCTTCGATATAGTTAAAGTAGTTGTCAATTTTATCCGCCAGGTCCCGGGCGCTGCTAAATAAAGTTCGCGATCTTTTCATTATGATTAAAATGCCAATCGGCATAACACATATTCAAAGATAAGAAAAATTTTCATAAGTCTCAAGATTAATTTGATAAAAATATCTGAAACATCTGGCAATGGCCGCCTTTTCGAATTACAAAATCCCTTGGTAATTTGAACGTAATAAAACCTTTACAAGGCAGGTCTTTTACTTATCGGAGGCTAAAATGAGCCTTTTTTTGTGTACTTTTGCTTAAATTTTAAAACATTGATGAAAGTATTTATTGCAGGACTCCCACTTGAGGTGGATGAGGCTGAATTAACAGCTGTTTTTGGTGATTTTGGACCGGTAAGATCGCTCCGAATTATTAAAGACCGCGAAACAAAAGAGAGTAAAGGTTTTGGATTTGTGGAAATGGTGAACGAAGATGAAGCGAAGGAAGCTATCCGTTGCATGAACGGGGCCAGCTATTACGGCCGCCGAATTACGGTTAACATTGCCGAAGATAAAGGCCCTGGATTTAATACAGGCGGCCGCGGCAATTTCAGAAACAACTAACCGGAAATATTTTTCTTTTGAAAAGCTCCCTGCTGGATCAGGGAGCTTTTTTTATGAAGGATATTTGCTATATAATTATTTAATGTCATTAAATTCTTTACTGCGTCGCCCATTGTATTGTTAAAATAAACGTAAACTTCCTTGCCGTCGTTATGCCATTCGTGAATGTATTGTGCATATTCGTATAAAAAATCGTCGGTATAACTGCCCCTGTAGCCGCCGGCCGGGCCATGAAAACGCAGATATACAAAATCGACACCACAGTCGAGAAAGCTAATACCCGAAGCCGGCATATCATGTAAAACAATGCCGCAGTTGTATTGATCAACCAAACGGTAAATATCCTCGTGGTACCAGGACCTGTTACGAAATTCGACCACCGTATTCCATTTATGCCCCGAGTCGGATTCTTTAACACCGATCAAAAGCTTTTCGAGCTGCGCGGTGTTAGCAATAGAGATCTTTGGCGGAAACTGGATGAGCAAACACCCGCTCTTATTGCCGACGTTGCCGATTATCTGCATGAATCTTCCAATATCTGCCGAATTAAATACCAGTTCCTTGTTGTGTGTGATATCGCGCCATAGTTTAAAAGTGAATTTAAAATTTTCGGGAACCATCGCTGCCCACTTTTGAACCGTTGATGCCATAGGGATCTTGTAAAATGAGCTGTTAATTTCGACGCTGTTAAACAGCGAGGCATAAATTTCCAACCGGCTCTTCTCATGAAATTCCGCAGGAAACGAACGCCTGTTGGGTAATGGCAGCACGAGCCCACTGGTGCCGGTATAGATATTATTTGTTCTTTCAGCCCTCATATCGCGCGCTATGTATTTACTTATAAAGAACAAGCAGGTAAAAAAGTTTTAAACGCAAGGAACCGTCGATAAAGATCAGACCGTATCTTTTATTTCTGAATGGTCGTATATTTTTTGCTGCAGGTTTTCAACAGCATTATAATGCTTTATAATAAATAGCATAAATACGAGGAGAAATGCCAGTAAAATTATTACCAACCAATTTTTTGGATAGTTCATTTTATAGTTGATTACTTCTTATGAGTACTATGCCTTTTGGCATATTTTAGTGCGATTACCATACTTCACTTCCCCTTGCCTCAGTTTCTACCAATTGGGTGAGCAAGCGTTTGAGCACAGCTTCGCGGGCCCATTGCTGTTCAATCAAACTGGCGTCATCCTGGTACCAGGCCACCGGCTCATTAATTTCAATTCGAGCCTTATAAATAAAATTCCTTTTGGGATGCAGCTTAGTGCCTTCGTAGCTATTCAGATTTTCGGCTTTTATCACTTTGGCAAACTGTTTTGCCGCAATATCCACCTGTAAACATTCGTCGAGCGAGTTTTTGAAATCGTGTTTGTCTTCGAGCCATAGCGTTAACGCATCTTCATTAAGCTCATGCTCGGCAATAGTGATCCGGCTGTAATCGTAATCAACCGAGATAACCAGCCACCATAACTGGTCTTTAAGTTTTTGAGGTATGTTTATCATTTTTAGTCATTAAGTCATTAGTCATTAAGTCATTTGTGCAGAAGATGCCAGGGCCGCTCAATACAAGAACCTGGGTGTCCATCCGGGCATGTATTTTTGTATAGCTGTAATCTCACGGCTAAATTTATCACAGGTGGTCTGGTATGCCTGATAACGAAGCATTAATTCGTGAGCTGGCTGACGCTCTGATGTATCACCTGGCTGACGCTGATTTGTTATAGTTGTATTTATAGCAGAATAGATGAGGTACATTGGTTTATATTTAGAAGTTATAACTTGATTAAACGCATACAAGCGGGGTCGAATTAAAATTCATTATGGAGGCAAATTCCAACTCCACATAAGTTCTTGATATTCTGTGATAGTCATATTTGATTTTGTTATTTTTTGTTTACTTTAGTAAAAATCAACACGACAAATATAAAGAAATATCTTTAATATAATCAAGAAAATTATTTAAATTAATTTTAATGGAAGAATCTTTAAAACCCAATAAGATCAAAACCATACGCCCGGAAACGCTGGAGTTTATTATTTTATATAATCAACTTCGCGGAAAGGCGTTTAATGGAAATGCACAGCTTGCGGAGATATTGGGTTTCAACTCGCCCAGCTCGATAACCGAGATCATAAAAAGCCGCCAAAATATCGATCCAGAAAAATTAAAGATATTTAAAGAAAAATACAGCGATTTCTTAACGGGAAAAAGAAATACAGATTATTCGCAAACCGTCCCTATGCAGCGGCCATCTGAAGGGATCCCGATGTATGAAATAACAGCTACTGCGTCGGGTGTTGAGGTATATAATGATATCAATGATAAAGAACCGGTGGGACGAATGAACTTTCCCGGGATTGAAGATTGTGATTTCGCTTTACCGGTTTGGGGGCACTCGATGTATCCGTACCTTGAGAATGGCTGTTGGGTGGCGTTAAAGATAATCCATGATAAAAAGATATTACCTGGCGAAGTTTATTACATAGAGTGGGGGGAATACCGTATGTATAAGCGGTTGCTTGCCGGCGATAACGCAGATGAGGTGATCGCACATTCGGATAATGTTACCGAAATGATTGGCAGCCGTCTGAAATATGCGCCCTTTGTGATTAAGATAGAAGATATTAAGAAGTTATGCCTGGTTAAGGACATCCATAAAAAGCATAATCATTGA